AAAGACAAGAGTGGAAATGAAATCTACTGGGAAAAATCTAATGAGTGGTGGAGGAAAGGAGAATACGATTCCAATGGAAACCAAATCTACTATGAAGACTCTAATGGGTATTGGATTAAAAGAGAATACGATTCCAATGGAAACGAAATCTACTGGGAAAACTCTCATGGGAAAATCGTAGACGATAGACCTAAAGGATGTGAAGGAAAGGTAGTAGAGATTGATGGTAAAAAATATAAGTTAACAGAAATTAAATAAACATAAATTATGGAACAACAACCCCAAATGAATGTGAATATTGACCTTAAAAATACCGAGGCAGTAGAACACAAAAACGGAAAAGTATGGGCTCAAGGATTTTTAATCCGTAAAGTCTCTAAGTTTGTAACAGGCACCTCTGAAGATGCTTATATGCCAATCCCGGTATTTTATGACCCTACAACAGGCGAAATTCTTCAAAGCACACTTCCACCAGAACTAAGAGATGAAGCAAGTCAAAACAATATTTCAGTGGCTGAATGAGATAACTCTCTATAAATCTTCTCCTGAAGAGTTTTCACAGGAATCGTGGGATAAATGGAATTCTTACATGATACATAGATATTTATCTATGGATATAGATTACATAGACATTGTAAATTATGTTCAAAAGATTAATCCACAAAGTAAGAAACAAATTTATACTATTTACAAAGAAATGATTCCAAAGAAAAAAGTTTACCTCAAGTATGTCAAAAACGAAAACAAAAAGAATTATAAAGAATTAGCTGAATACATAGCCGACTATTTAGAATGTGGTTTAGGTGAAGCTGACGAATACATTCCTATTTTACAGGAACATGGTATTAGAGGTATCCTTTGGAAGATGGGGGTAGAAGAAGAAGAAACAGAAAAGTTAATAAAAAAAGCAGAGTTATGAGCAAATTAGTAGATATGCTTTATAAATCAGCAGAAGCTGATAAATCTAAAGCATTACTTACCCTAGAAATACTAGGTAAACACCCAGCAGGTATTGGAGATCATTCAACAGAAGATTTTTATAGAAATGCTGAGGAAGCACTTTCTATGTTAGCGGATGCTGATGATAGATTAGAAGCAATTGGTAAATATTTAATGGAAAAAAGAGTTATATGAGTTATGATCCGTTTGGGAATAAATTAAAAGATGAGGACCTCCCTCAATATGGTAAAACAGCTACCGAAATCCTTAAAGAGGAGTATCCTACTATTTATAATGGTTATATGGATGTTATGGAAGAGCAGTTGGAGCTATTTAGCAAAAAACATCTTGACTATGGTATGCACAATATTACTGCTGGTACTTCTCTTAATACTGAAGATGAAAGGGAATTTGCTCTTGCTGGATTATGGTATAGAATGAGTGATAAGATTAATCGTTGGAAGAATCTAATTATCAAAAATAGAGGCCCACAGAATGAAACAATTATTGATACTTTCCAAGATATATGTAACTATGCTATTATAGCTCAGTTAGTGGAAAGAAAGTTATGGAAAAAATAAGTTTTGGCTAAAAAGAAAGCACCTTTAATAGTAAGGGAAATCCAAAAAAATAAACCAGAACCGGTTAATTTTGCTTATGAGAAAAATATCTCATATTCCCAATTATTAATGTATTCGCAATGTCCTAAAAAATGGGCATTGCAGTACAGAGATGGGCATAAAGTTAGAGAACAAAGTATTCATATGACTTTTGGTACTGCGTTACATGAGACACTACAAATGTATCTTGATGTTATGTATAACGAAAGTGGTGTAGCTGCTGATAAATTAGATTTAGAAGGTGACTTTGAAACTCGATTAAGAGAAGAATATTCTAAAGCTTATAAAACAAATAATAACTCTCATTTCTCAGATGCTGTTACTCTTCGAGAATTTTATTCCGACGGTGTTGAAATTATAAATTACCTTAGAAAAAATAGAGGTAAATATTTTTCAAAACGTGGATGGTGGTTAGTAGGTTGTGAAGTCCCAATTGTGATTGCGCCTAATCCGCGGTTATCACGCGTTAAATACATGGGCTTTCTTGATGTCGTGATGTATAATGAAAACACAAATAAATTCATTATAATCGATATAAAAACCTCAACTAGAGGTTGGAATGATAAAGCAAAGAAAGATAAATCTAAACAACATCAGTTAGTGTTGTATAAAAAGTTTTTTGCTCAACAATACAATGTTCCAATTGATAATATTGATATTGAATTCTTTATTGTAAAACGTAAATTATATGAATCTCAAGATTTTGTAATTAAACGCATCCAACAATTTAGACCACCTTCAGGCAAAACTTCAGTTAATAGAGCAACTAAATCATTAAATGAATTCTTAGATAATTGTTTTACATCTGAAGGGTATAATGAAAAAGATATGCCAGAAACTCCAAATAATAATTGTAAATGGTGTCCTTATTTTAAGACTCATTTATGTTCTTCAACTTTCGAAGAAAAATAATATACGTATATAAGTAAATATAAAACAAACGTTATGGCTAAAAAAGATTTAACATTAACATCAGTAAAGATTAAAAGTGATTTATTCAATGAATTTAAAATTGAGTGTGTAAAGCGTAAGTTCTCATTCCAAAAACTTGCCGATCGAGCTATCTATTTGTATCTTACAGATGAAGATTTTAGAAAACAGATTACATCACATAATAATTTAGAACTTTAAATAAATGAAAGAAGGTTATATTCCTAAAGAGCAGAGAAAAAACATTCTCTTGCTTACAGATGATATTCGTTTCCCCTCAGGTGTAGGACACATTGGAAAAGAGATAGTACTCAATTCATCTCACCATTACAATTGGGTAAATTTAGGGGGTGCTATGAAGCACCCCGAAGAAGGTAAGCGAGTTGACATCAGTGGAGATGGTAATAAACTCCATGGAATCGAAGATGCTAGTATCCTTATCCAACCTAACTCAGGATATGGAGATATTGATAAAATAAGGGGATTAATTAAAGAATTTAACATTGATGCTATTTTCTTAATTACTGACCCTCGTTATTTTACTTGGCTATTCCAGGTTGAAAATGAAATTAGAAAGACAATCCCTATTATTTATCTTAATATTTGGGATGATTATCCTGCCCCAGCTTATAATAGCGCGTTCTATGAATCATGTGATGCTTTATTTGGAATTTCTAAACAAACAGTAAACATTAACAAGATTATACTAGGAGATAAAGCAGAAGGTAAAGTCATTAAATATGTACCTCATGGTTTAAACCATAATGTATTCTGTCCTATTACTAAGGATTCTCCTGATTATAAGGAATTTACAAACTTTAAAAAACAAATATTTAAAACTGATCCTGAGTTTGTTTTGTTCTATAATTCTAGAAATATTCGTAGAAAACAAGTTTCTGATACTTTACTAGCTTGGAAATATTTTATAGATAAATTACCTAAAGAAAAACAAGATAAAGTTAAATTTGTACTTCATACTGAAATATCTAGTGATCATGGTACTAATTTAATGGAGGTTAAGGATTATTTATTTGGGGATGATTATCAGGGTATTGTATTTTCTACTAATAAAATCTCTCCAATTCAATTAAATTATCTTTATAATATAGCTGATGCACAAATCTTACTTACTTCAAATGAGGGATGGGGATTATCACTTACAGAAGCTATATTAGCAGGTACTCCTATTATAGCAAACGTAACAGGTGGAATGCAAGATCAAATGAGATTTGTAGATGATAAAGGAGAATGGTTTACCCCTTGTAAACTAGTCCCTTCAAACCATACAGGATATCATAAAAATCATGGTGAATGGGCATTCCCAGTATTCCCAACAAATCGTTCATTGCAAGGTTCTCCGCAAACCCCTTATATTTGGGATGATAGATGTAAACCTGAAGATGCAGCTATGCAAATTAAAAAACTGTATCATATGACTCGTGAAGAAAGAAAAACATTGGGTTTAAAAGGACGTGAATGGGCTACAAGCGAGGAAGCTGGATTTACAGCTGAAATTATGACTCAAAGAGTAATTGAAGGGATAGATCAAACATTTGAAGAATTTACTCCTAGAAAAAATTACGAATTTGTAAATGCCAATGAATTTAAAAAACCAACTATCCAACACAATTTAATTTACTAATATGAAAAATAGTTTTGTAATAAGTTGCCCCATTGATACCTATTCAGGATATGGTGCCAGAAGTAGAGATTTGGTAAAAGCTATTATCGAATTAGATAAGTATGATGTTAAAATTTTACCTCAAAGATGGGGTGGTACACCTTGGGGTTTTATAGAAGAACATAAAGAGTGGCACTTCCTAAAATCATACTTGTTGGAATTTGGTAAACCTCTTTCAGCACGCCCTGATATTTGGGCTCAAGTCACCATCCCAAATGAATTCCAACCCGTAGGACAATACAATATTGGATTTACTGCTGGAATTGAGACTACAGTTCCTAATCCTCAATGGATTGAAGGGTTAAATAGAATGGATCTAAATTTAGTTTCCTCAAATCACTCAAAGAAAGTATTTGAGGATGTAAATTTTGAAATGAAAGATCAAAACACACAACAAGTTCAAAAAGTAATTAAGCTTCAAAAACCTGTTGAAGTTTTATTTGAAGGGGCAGATCTAACTAAATACTTCCCTGATAATAAACCTTGTATGATTGATTTTGACATTAAAGAATCATTCGCATACTTGTTTGTAGGACATTGGATGAATGGAGATATGGGTGAAGATAGAAAGAATGTTAATTTGTTAGTAAAAGCATTCTATGAGACCTTTAAAAATAAAAAGAAAAAACCTGCTCTTATTTTAAAAACTAGTGGTGGTACTTCTTCTTATATGGATCGAGATTCTATCCTAAACAAGATATCTCAAATTAAGAAAACAGTAAATTCTAAAAATCTACCTAACATTTACTTACTTCATGGAGATTTTAGTGATGAAGAAATGAATTCACTTTATAATCATTCTAAAGTAAAAGCTATGATTAGTTTAACTAAAGGAGAAGGATTTGGTAGACCATTACTTGAATTTAGTTTAACTAAAAAACCTATTATTACAACAGGTTGGAGTGGTCATATTGATTTCTTAAAACCAGAATTTACTACCCTTCTACCAGGTGAATTAAAACCAGTACATCAATCAGTAGTAAACGATTGGATTATTAAAGAATCTAGTTGGTTTAATGCCGATCATGGTCATATTGGACATCATCTAAAAAATATGTTTGAGAATTATAAAGAATACGTTGATGGAGGTAAACGTCAAGCGTATCATTCCAAAACCAATTTTAGTTGGGAACAAATGAGAGATAAACTAGGAGAACTATTTGAATCCAATATTCCAGAGATTGCTCAACAGGTTCAATTACAGTTACCAAAACTTAATTTACCTAAACTTAAAAAAGTAGGAGAACAAGCTCCTGAATTACCAAAATTAAAATTACCTAAATTACAAAAAATAGATGGATAATTTAACAACATGCGATAGATGTGGTAGTGATGCTTGCTACGTTCAAGAAGTAAATAACGAAATTAAAAACTATATGTGTTATGGTTGCGGTTTTGTTACTAATACTGTAATGACAAGAGATTCACAATTCCTAGAAGAACAAATGGAAACCCTACCAGAGCTTTATAAAGAACTCTTAGGAGAAGATGAAGATACAGGTATGGTTTGGATGCCTAACACAGTAAACATTCCCAATAAAGGAATGGTGTTTGCTGATGGTTCTAATGCCTCTAATTGGAGGTGGGCAGGTGTTAAAGCTGTCAAAATGGATGAAGAAGAAAAATCTAAATTTAAAGAAAAAGGTAAAGACTTTGAGTATAAAATGGATATGACTACAATAAAACACTTTGAGGAACGTGATTTTATGGATGCCTTAAGCTATATAGGTGTTCTTCCTGAATGATGGTATATGTATTATTGCCGAGTCGCAGCGGTAATACATAACAATATTTAAAGCCTAAGCGTGAGTAAGGAACTGCGACCCTGAAAGCGTCTTAGGTTTTTTATTTATGAATAAATTTATTTATATTTACTATTTACATAAAGGAGATAATATACCTTTTTATATAGGTAAAACCAAAAACTGCAATAATAGAATCTCAGGTCATAGACTAAAATATGGTTTAAATACTTTTTTAGAAAAATTAGATTTGGTAGAAAATAAAGAATGTAAATTTTGGGAAAGTTATTGGATTGGACAATTTAAAAATTGGGGGTTTAATTTAGTAAATAAAAATAAAGGAGGTGGTGGGTTGAGTTTTCATACTTTAGAATCTAAACAAAAAATATCAAATTCTTGGAATCTTAAATCTCAAAAAGAAAAAGATAAAATTAATAAAAAACGAAGATTAGGAAATAAAGGTGTTAAAAAACCTAAATCTGGGTATAGGAATTGGAAAAAAGAAGATATAGATAGAGTAATAAAAACTTCTCCTTTTAACCAACCTGATTGGAAAGATAAATGTAAAAAACCAGTAGTAATGTTAAATAAAAATACTGGAGAAATTATAAGTGAATTTGGAAGTGTAAGTGAAGCTTCTTATATTCTAGGAATAAACCAGAGCACGTTATCACATCATCTTACAGGACGAACAAGAACATGTGCTGGTTATAAATGGAAATATAAAATATTATGAAAATAAGTTATGCAATACCAGTTTGTAATGAGAATGTAGAGATACAAAGGTTAGTTTCATTTTTATTAGAACATAAACGTGATAAAGATGAAATTATAATTTTATTTGATTCTACTAATGGAACTAAATCTGTAGAAGACTATTTAAGAGCTAAATCTGTAAATGGTGGGTTTTCTTGGCACCCCTACCAATTTGATGGGGATTTTGCTAAAATGAAAAACCAATTAAATGAAATGTGTACCGGAGATTATATCTTCCAGATCGATGCTGATGAGATGGTTACTGAATTTTTCATTGATGTCCTACCCCAAATGATTCAATTAAATCCTCAAGTTGACCTATACAGAATTGCCCGTGTAAATAAAGTAACAGGATTGACCCCAGAACATATCCAAAAATGGGGGTGGATGGTTGATAGTAGAGGTAGAGTAAATTGGCCTGATGTACAATGGAGAATCTATAGAAATAATCCTAATATTAAATGGGAAGGTAAAGTTCATGAAAAAATAACTGGATATAACACACATTCTATATTACCTTTAGAAGAAGAATGGGCGTTAGAACATTTTAAGACTATTGAACGTCAGGAAAAACAAAATAATTATTATAACACACTATGAAAAAAATTTGGTACGCTCCTAATAAATTTGAAGCATATGGAGAAGAAGAAATTAAGGCAGTAGAAAAATGTCTTAGAGATGGTTGGATTGCCGGATTTGGTCCTCGTACAATTGAATTTGAAGAAAAAGTCGCTAAACACTTTGGAAAAAAATATGGTGTATTTGTCAACTCAGGTTCATCTGCTTGTTTACTAGCTTTAGCTAGTTTGAAATTACCTAAAGGTACTAAAGTAGTTACTCCTGCTTGTACATTCTCTACTACACTAGCTCCTATTATCCAATTAGGACTCATTCCTGTGTTTACAGATGTTGGTTTAGATGATTATGTTTCTCAAGTACAAGAAACATTAGATGCTATTGATAATGAGGTAAAAGTACTTATGATTCCTAACCTAATTGGTAATAAACCAAATTGGAAGGCAATTAAAGAAGGTTTGGTTGCTATGGGACGTGAAGATATTATCCTAATCGAAGATTCAGCTGATACAGTTACTAATACCCCTGAAACGGACATTTCAACTACTAGTTTTTATGCTTCACACGTAATTACAGCTGGTGGTTCAGGTGGTATGGTAATGTTTAATGATGAAAAGTTACGTGATATTTGTCTCCAATTTAGAGATTGGGGAAGAATGGGCAATAA